AAGATATATTCAATACGCTGATTAAATGTGGTGCAAAATCACCACCGATGCCAGAGAAGTTATTAACCTTGGCTGAAGCTCGGTGGTAATCAGGTAAAACAATGGACTTTGATTTACCATCAGGACAAGCATCACATGTATTACGTCATTCGTTCGCAAGTCACTTCATGATGAACGGTGGTAATATATTGGTGTTGAAAGAAATCTTAGGCCATTCTGATATTACAATGACCATGCGTTATGCTCACTTCTCACCAGATCACCTATCAGAAGCACTCACCAAAAACCCCCTTTTTAGCCTATAAAAAGTGGCGACAGAATGGCGACGAACATCATTAAACGTCGCCTAATATCGCAAAAAGTCGTATTCACAAGCAATATAAGTTATTGATTAAAAACTTAACTCATTGTTTATAAGTATTTTTATTTTTAACCGCTAACTTCTTCCATTTAACTTTGTTGCAGGTTCTGAAGGCATTCCATCATACGATGCGCGCCTTGAAAATCTTGAAAATAAATTCAAACAAGCGCTATTAACTGTAACGCCTGAATTCCAAGACGAACACGGCTACGGCAAAGATAAACCAGGCGAAGCGAACCTAACTGTGGCATCAAACTGGGTTGGCGAGCAATTTAACTGCTTGTCTTACACTGTTGAAATGCCGTTTAAAGATCATAATAAACATCCAGATAGCCTATACGGCTGGTCGCCAGAGCGTAGTGTTGGCTTTGGGCATGACACACTAGCAGCAGTACTTGCTGTTACTGATGATCTTCGTTAAGACAGACTCTCTATAAGCACCAAGCCAACGGCCACCTTTTTAGGTGGCCGTTTTTTATTCACCAATATGAATAAAATCACAAATTTATTAAAATATGAAATTAGTGATTTTAAGTGGTAATACTTGCCTAGTGGCGACAAAGTGGCGACAGGTAAATTTTAACCTCAATTAATCGCCAACACATTTATGGATAGCGACACTTTAGCTGTTTTACTAATATTAAAAAAAGAAGCCATTTAGTAAGTGGCTTCTTTGTTCAATCATCTAATATTTTCAGATAATGATCTTAACTATCTAAATTATTAAATTTATATATTTTTAATAATTTAGGCGAGCATTGCGATAATCGGATACTTGGCCGTTCTTTGGGTGAATTCATTAATTTTTTATCAGCAAGTAATGTGCTTTTATCTATAATATGAATTTCTGCTTGTTGTAAATTAAAGTTTATATAAACCCATATAAGATGAGAAAACTCAGTTTGCTTGATTTTATCAATACATATTGTGGTTGTTCCAGCTTTTGTACCCGTCGCTTTTATTTCAACTCCTGCGCCATGATATTTTGCATCATAATCTTTATTATGCCATTTTTCATACCCAAGAAGATTTCTAACTAACTTCTCTGAAAATACAGAAGAAATATGAGGATTTTTACCAAAACCAAGTTCTTGGTGTAATTTGACAACTTCCAAGAACTTCGCAAAGTATCTATCAAAAGACTCTAATTCATTCACGTTATAACCTTAATTTAGATAAATTATAAACTGCCAGCAAACAGCATACTCAACAATATACCCAATTTCACGAACTTAACTTATTAAAAAATAAAACATTTAATAATTACTATTAATACAAATAGAAAAATTCAACTGATACAGTTTAATAAACATGCAAATTAGAACATGAATGATAATTTTCAGTTTTTCATTTCTCAAAATCTCCCTGCAACCAGTGCCAATACTGGCTTTGCTCTATTTCTGAAAAACAACCGTGATCATTAGTTTGTCAAAAAACGCCACGGAAAACACACACCTTTCAACAATATCAATAATTTAACAATCAAGTGAGATCATTAAACGTGATCATTAAACTGAAAAAAGCTGTAATTTAGATCATTCATTGAAATTTTATTTAATGCTCTGAATGGCATTTTAAGCGCATCACTCAAGCTGCCAAGCCCCGCTATTGCTGGGGCTTGCGCGTTAATTTACTGCAGCCCCACGCGGCCAGAATTGCGAAAAATAAAACTGTAAAATTTTTTAGATCGTACAGCCCGCAGGTGGGGAGGAGTAGTGCGGTTTCCGTGAGGTTTACGTCACCGTGACAGATTCCGTGGTGGGCTGTGCGCATCTTAGTTGGGTTGGTGATGGTTGTTCCATACCTTATCGATAGGCACAAAAAAACGCCCTTGTATGGGCGTTGAGGTGGGTATTCTTAGCGCAGTTTATTTAGTAATGGGATCCAAGCGTCGCTTTAATTTAGTTGATGCTTTGCCATGGTCTGTGATGCCGTCACTTTGATTAGGTTGGGTTGTAGGTGCCCCAGTCTCTGGGCTGTTATGAGTATGGCTGGCTAAGGTACTTGATAATTCAGTGACCACTTGCATTAGATCACTGAGTAAACTCAACACATTTTCTTTTTCAGAACCTATCCATGTCTTAGGGCTTTGATAGCTTTGTGATTCAGAAGCTAACACCTTACGCACTTTGCACTGCAGCGAGGCAAGCATATCGGTTTCATCAACAAAGTTACCGTCTTTATCTACTAACTGGTAAACCCCTTTGCGCTTCTGGTAGCGGCTTTCCCCTGCTTTTATTCCTGGTAGTTTAAATCCAAGCGGTAGCACGCAACGAATAAAGGGCTTATCCGGTTGACCAAAGATAAAGCCTATCTCAACAACGGCACCAAGTGCTGGCGGTTCTAACCTTCCAGCATGATCACCTAATCCCGGCACTGGTAATGGCACTGCTAATAACGGGGCTTTGTCTTTATATTCCACGCCCTTTTCATCGAGCAACACAATATCAACCGCGTAATGGGGATAAAAGCGATCAGATAAATCGCCCTCGTTTGGTAGCTCGGGTAACGCCACTACTTTACCCCAACGCGGCAAATGCCATTGACCTGTTAGCTCTGGAAATAAGCGCATGATAATCCGCTTTATTGTATTTTCCATGTTAGCTTTGCCTCCGTATCTGAAAACTCTACCGCTGATAACCGCAGGCCATTAACGACAACACCGGGCTTTAATTTGGGTATGGCTGGCACTTGCACTGATTTGGTGGCGGTTTGGCCCGTCATTAATTGAGCCGGTATGGTGATGGGTTTATTTGACCAATAGGAATCTGCCCAACTACCCACGTAAATTTGGCCGTTGCCTTGTTGCTGCCAGAATAGATCATCAATGCTAAATGCTTGGGCTAATTCATCCATGATGCGATAGCCGTTACCGTCTGAATAAAAACAGGGGATGGCCGTCTTACTATAGGCCCGTTCCGGTACCACAAATTGCAATCCGGTTTTATCGGTTACTTCGCCAAGCAGCTGCATTAGTGTAGGGTGGCGCATCATTACGTTTAATGGCTTGAACAAGATGGCGGATAATTCACGGCAGAAGATAACGGACCAACCATTATCGGTAGATTGTACCCGTTCAATATAACCTAAGAACACACGGCTAATGGCATCGCCCCAACCTAAATCGACCGCAACAATGGTGTTAACGTTGGGACTACCTTCAACGGTGATGGTGCATCGTCCGGGGGTGTTTTCATTAAAGACGATACGATGACTTTTTGTTTTAACTTTTGCCGCACCTAAATAGGCGCGGCAAAGGAATTTACTATTAATGTCTTTATTCATGCGAGTTGGTTATCAATCCGTTTTAATACGCCCATGACTCCGGTAAGTTCCACTGCAGTATCTGGCGGCACATCATCATTTTGTGCGGTGCTGGTTACTGGCGTGGTTTCCCCTTGCACTTTTTGTTGTGCTGCAGGTTTATCCGGTTGGCGTTGTTCCTTACGTTCCGGCACTGATAAATGCTCGATTAATTCAAAGGCCACTTGCCATTGCCTTAAATTAGCCTGTTCATCAGCACGAATCGTTCCTTGGAATTTAACTTGGCGAATCTTTAGGGTTTCCGCAGTGCGATTGCTTATGCGGAAAACATGACGGGCACCGTTATCTTGGGTATCTGCCATGCTGAATATATTCGTTAATAGTGTTGCTTGGTTAAATGGGATGATGCCAGCAATTGCTAGCACCTTGCCTTTGGTACCTGTTTCAGCTTGGTCGGTCGCTGACGATTGGCCGGACATATCCTTTCCGGCCAATTGTTGACGGACACTAATGCGCAGATTTTTTAGTGATAGTTGGGTTCCATCTAGGGTTAGCATTAAAATCCTTTAATTACTTTAACATCATATAAGCACAATAAAACATGCTCATATCATGAAATACCACCATATAATGTTGAGATATTAAAATTAACATTAAACATTGGACGTCCCATAGGCAGACTACCGGATAATGGTGCAGTGTGTGTACCTGATACAACTCCAACACTTACATCGATAGAACTGTCATATCGCCAAATTACTGATAAATTATAACAATCCTCCAATACTAATTCTGAAAGAACTAATGTATTGGTTACTTTACCATTGGAATAAATTTCAGAAATAAGTTTGGTACCATCAAGATAAATAGCTTGCACAATTTGACCCACTTCAGGGTGTTTACTGCTTGAATCATAAATATGGAATTTAACCCCGTCTTTCTTTATATCGTTAAATCGGAAGCTATTAACTGACAAGACCCTACCAGGGATCATATAATCTTTATAATTTTCTTTAATTAAGTGACTTCTAAATACCGAAAAGGAAGATTCGGGTATCATTACCCCACTGAATGCCAACCCATTTTTCAAACTATCCATTTGAGACATATCGAATAAACATGAGAATATTTGTAAACCTGCCCAAGCATTAACTTCCACAATATTAACAGCATCCCAATCATTATAAGATGTGTTACCTCCATAAATTGATAAATCACAAATTTGTGTATTAAATCCAGCCAGACCACACATAACTTTAGCCCCACTCCCCCAATGCAACCCCAACATACCAATCTGTTTTTGTGGCTTATCTAGAATAAACGGGTAATTAATACCTGTTAATCTATCCTCGCGTTCACAAGAAAACATCACACCTGCACGATTATCTTTATATTGGTAAATAACACTTTTTGATGCATTAGTATAAAAAGATGTATTTGCCAATCCTGCTAAATCTCCAACATCACATATCGTACGTACGGAGACAAAAGGAATAGCGAGGTTACGCCCACACTGTAAATAACCAGCAGTTGATGGGTGAGCACCATCTCCGACCATTTTAATCATATCCACCATCTTATTTGTTTGCATCATGTAGTAATAGTTATCAACCAAATCAACTGACAGACTCTCTGCTATGTTACGCATTACATTCACATAAGCTTCAAGTCTACGAGTTTTATCGACATTAATTATTTGGTAGGGTGGATTTGGGTTCGGAGTCACTAATACTGGCATCTTTCCATGTTTACGCGTTATTCTTATAAACTCTATTAAATCTTTTTGATATTGGCCAATTGATAAATTCAGCTGACTATCATTTATACAATGATTGCAATATATGACATCAGCATCTGTAGCTACACCTTGCTTTAAATGCGTTTCATAAGATGCACCAGAACCATCTGTACCCTCAAGCATTTGTCTTAATGCTGTTCCAGAGATAGCTCTATTTAACGGTGTTATGCTCACGCCATATAATAAATTCAAACTCTCACCCAAAACTTTTGGCATGTTATTAATATTTTGTAAACCTAAATCCCCATTAGTCGCACCCCACATTGTACTATCACCGAAACACGCTATTTTAAAAGTCCCACCATCTTGCAGAGTCTTTTTATATTCAGCAGCACGTTTGTACAAAGTTTCGCTTTTTTTTATTGCTGTATCTACGTACTTGATTGTTGATATCAATTCCTTGCAAAACCGATTCAACATAACATCATCAGCAAACGTTGCTGATGTCACAAACGGTAATTCATCAACATTCGGCAAATAATAACTTTTAACGCCATATTCATCTGTGTAACTAAATAACTGCAACGCATCTTTGATTTTTACTTTTAAATTTGGTCGCCATTCAATTGCGTCGCGGGTAGTATGTAAATTATTGATAGAGTCAACGTAATGGCCGACTTTATCTTTTTTACGTAGCATGCTCACACTACCATCTTCAAACAACTGCGCTATCTTGCACACAAAGTGATTAACGCCTTGGGCATCAGTGTAATCGTCTTTTTCTTCTACAGAAACAACAAAGGTAAACTTGGTTTGCCATTCGCCTGTTGGCGAACCTTCGCGGAATGCATCAACATAAATAAAGGCTGGTTTTTCTGGTACCTGAATGATGCGATCAAAATCAAGGCTAATGCGATGGCCTGAGACATAACCCGCACCTGCTTTAATGCTATAAGCACTCGATTCTGGTGTAACAATAAAGCCATCATCAATAAACCAATCTTTGCCGTTCTGGTCGATAATCGCTTGCGCGGTGTCGTTATCCATTTTAGACATACGCTTATGGGCATCATATTGCCAGCTAGATGGATCAACCGTGATATTGGTTGTTTCGCTAATGCCTTTATATTCCAGCACGAAAGAACGCACTAAGGTATTACCCGTGATACCCGGTGCATCAACGGTTTTATCTACTGGCGGTGGAAAGTTAATGGCAACAAGCACATTGTGTTCAGAACAAAATAAACCCGACCAGTTAAATGAAAACGGACCGACATTACTTGCCAGCGTAGTGGAATAAATCACGGAGTTTTCAGTTAATCGGCCTTGCTCATGTACAGCAGATTCATGCACCACATGTTCAACCGGCACAACATCATCACGGTCAGGAAACGCGGGGCGATTAGGTACATTGGCAAAAATAAACTTATCGATCACCAATACTTTATTTTCAGCCTGCATTTGGGCAATTAACGCCTCACCTGCTTTGGTAGTAATAACGGTTGCTGTATTGCTCATTGTTTCATCCTTGATTATGCTCGGCTTGTTGCCACTACGCATTCAAAATCCATATCCATTG